TGGATACCAACAAAATGAACAAGGGCCAGCTGGTCAAGACCCATATTCTTATTTTGGATCAGTACCGCCTAGATACGGAGGCTGTAATTATATGCCAAGAACCGCGAACTTTAGCTCATTTGGTCGATAATATATTTTTATATTTCTATATTCCTATTATATAACAATATATTATGAAATCATCATTCAAGTTGTCACCTTTAACTATGTTTGTAATATTATTGGCTGTAATTTTAATAGGATATTTACTAAATATTACATGGGAACATTTTCAATCTAGAAAATGTGAAGGTTTTGAAGATTTACCTACTGTCAATGGATACTCTCTCAATAATAAGAGAGTTTATCCTTTAACAGATGATATTTATTTTGATCAAACAAGTCGAAATATAATCGATAAACTACCAGATACGACCAGTCAAATAAAAGTGGTGAGGCCGAATGGTCATGTGGAAGATGTTATATTCGATAGAGAAATTGAAAACAGTCGCATATTCAAAATAAAAACAACAGAAAATAATAAAAAAATTTTAGAAGATGATACTGGAAAATATGTTTTAGAAGAACAAACATTTACATCATCTGTAGATGCAATAACTGCATTCAAAAACAATCAAAATTTAAAGAATATTTATATGCACATGGTTTTAGGAGAACCAAGCGGACCAAATGAAAATCTTATCAAAACATATTACGTTGTATATACCAACAAAGAAGTGGGTACTAATTCTATGATTTATCCCACCTTTAATGAAGGTACAAATGATGCAAATACAATTTATAAAACCTACACTCGAGTTATTGACAATGGATATGACGTGGTAAATGAAAGTGAGTTTAGACGAGAAAATTACGTTTACAATAGTGCGACTCATTCCATAGTTTTTATACCACTAAACATAGAAATGAATAATCCTAACAATGTTGGACATACTAGTATTGTATTTGTATTAGTCTTACTTAAAGGAGATCAAAATCAATCGATTGACACAAAAGTCTTTTATTTTGAAGGAAATGAACAACCAGAATATGATGAATTGGAAATAAGCATAGATAAAGAACTTCTAAAAGGTAATGATAACGGTGTAATTCATTATTCTGATAATGTAAATTTTAATATTGGCGATCGACTTACTACTATAAAAGCAGGTTATCATCGTAGTATAGAGCATAATACCTTAGAAATACAAGGGAAGAGAAGCAATGCTTCTTTTCATGCAGTGCTATGTTATGATAACAATTATGATATTGTATTGCATGGAGCAAAGACTGAAACAGAAACTAACACTACAGGAACTAGTTGTACAGGAACTAGTTGTACAGGAACTAGCAGTACAGGAACTAGCAGTACAGGAACTAGTAGTACAGGAACTAGTAGTACAGGAACTAGCAGTACAGGAACTAGCAGTACAGGAACTAGCAGTACAGGAACTAGCAGTACAGGAACTAGCAGTACAGAAACTAGCACTAGCTACAATAAAGCAATTACAACTACAAATTTGGATAGTAATTCTAATTTTTTGAGAGAAATGATAAGGTTTCAAGCACTCAAAAATATGTTTTCTACTGAAAAAGATTATCTTTTAAAAACAGAAGTCATTCCTCCGGTCTGTCCTTCTTGTGATTCTTGTCCAGATTACGGCCTATATGAAAATTCAGAGAATAATGAAGCAAGTGAAACAGTAAAATCACTCGTCAGAGATGCTGGTTCTGGCTTAATGAATATTGCACGTGACACTGCATCAAGTGCAAAAGATGTGGCATACGATGCAACAAGTGGTACATATAATGCAGCATCGGATACAGTCAGTGGAGCGGCAAGTATAGGTAAAGATATTATTGGTACTGCTTATCAAGCAGGATCAGATGTAGCAAGTGGTACAATTGGTGTGGGAAGAGAAATCGCAGGCGGTACAGTAGGATTGGGGAGGGAACTAGTAGGAGGAGGAGGAACCGGAATGTTCAATGGAGGAAATTTTGGAGGTTATGGTGGTCCAACCGCTAGTATGGGTGGACAACAGAATTCATATGGTTATCAAGGACAATATAGAAATAGTGGATGCAATTATATTCCAACAACCGCAAACTTTAGTGCATTTAGTCGATAAACGCTAACCGAAGGTTTTGTATATTCAAAGTATTTATCGTTTTGATGTAAAAATATATAAACAATATGAAAATGTATTATTTATATGGGGAAAAACAATAAAAAAAAACTTCCATTTGTAAGCGTTTGTACGCCAACGTTTAATAGACGACCTTTTATTCCGATAATGTTTGAATGTTTTAAAAATCAAACATATCCTAAAGATCGTATTGAATGGATCATAATTGACGATGGAACTGACAAAATAGAAGATCTTATAAAAGAATCAAATATTCCACAAATTCAATATTTCAAGATTGACAAAAAAATGACTCTTGGTGCAAAAAGAAATTTGATGCATTCAAAAACAAAGGGTTCAATAATAGTTTACATGGATGATGATGACTATTATCCACCTGAAAGAATTGAACATGCCGTTGAGAAGTTACAGGGAAATCCGGCTGCATTATGTGCTGGATCTAGTGAAATCTACGTTTATTTTAAACATATTTTAAAAATGTACAAAGGCGGACCTTATGGACCGAATCATGCCACTGCTGGAACATTCGCATTCAAAAAAGAGTTGCTAGAACAAACAAAGTATAACGAAGAAGCTTGTTTAGCAGAAGAAAGAGAGTTTTTAAAGCAGTATACTATACCATTTGTACAATTAGATCCTCTAAAAACTATATTGGTTTTCTCTCACGTGCAAAATACATTTGATAAAAAGAAATTATTGGAAACACCAAATAGGCTATTTGTTCCATGCGAAGTAAGTGTGGATAAATTTATCAAGCACGATTTTGAATCCAATATCAAAAAATATTTTATGATTGACATTGATAAAAAATTAGAATCGTATAAACCAGGGGATCCAATAATGAAACCAGATGTATTGAAACAGACTGAAGAGCTTACTGAATCACGGAAAAAATTACAAAAAGAGATTGACGAAAGAAATAAAAATGGAGGTCAAATAATAATACAACGTCCAGGAGAAGAAGCGAAAGCATTGACGAATTCAGAAATCGTACAGTTGTTAGATGTACAAAAGAAAGAAATTGAAGCTAGAGGAAAAATTATCACTGATTTGCAAAATAATCCAGTTCATCAAGAAATAGAAAGACGTGGAAAACAAATACAAATTTTAGAAAATGTGTTAAAACGTTTGAAAGATGAACTTGAAACATCTCGAATGGAAATAGCAGATTTAAATTATCAGTTGAATAATAACAAAAAAGAAGAAAATATCAATATGACATTACTTCCTGAAGGTCATATAAAATCACTTAATTTCCAAGCGTCAATGTCAAAGTTAAAGCCAGAATATATTGTAGAGATACCTTGTGAAAGTTAATTGTAATCAGTCACTTTGTATTTCAATCATTTCCGCGTCTTCTTTTTTGACATTCTTATCCAAAAAACGATAAATGCGTTTTATATCCAATGAATCAATATCGTCTTTTTGAAAAAAAACTTCCAAATTTTTCATTTTTTCAGAATTCAAATAAAATAAGTTTCCTAAAGTAATTCGGATTTCTTGGAAGAAAGAAAATACATCTTTTTTATCCATATTCATGCGCTGACATAAATGATTTAGAAACATTTGATTATTGTATTCAGTTGAATATTTGGTAAGTACTTTTGTAAATTCTATTTTATCTAAAGTAAGATTCTTGTCTTTTTGAGGAAAATAATCGTGCAATAATTTATTATTATAAAATGTTTTTATTAGTGATGTCATCTCATTGAACTGCCATATTTGACTCTGAAACGTTATACGACCAATATAATCAGCAAAACAGATGTTATTTAATAAAGTTCTGTAAAATGGAAATGTTATTTCATATGGATACTTTTTTAACTTTTCAAATACGTTTTCGTGCCATAATAGAGATACAGTTGTTCTATCCGTTTCGTTCATAAATACATTGTGTTTATTTAGTGGTATATAGTTTTGAAGCAAATTCCAAGCGTTTTTCTTTGCATCTTCATTTGACATTTTTACATGGAAAATATCACCCAAGTATTCAGGTTGTACTAGGTCTGGTTTAGTTTTCCATAATTGCGTGATGAAAAACATTTTTCGTAAATCTCCTTGTATGTATTTTTGAGTTTGTTCTTTGAAGTTATCTGTAAAATTGTCATAAGGTGGTAATGCTGACGTTAAAACTTTATGAATATTTTCGTTTGTAGGTGTCTTTAATTCGAATATATAACAAGCTTTCATTAATTCTCTTATTTTCTTATCTGTATTGTGATTCCCTATACAAATAATTGGATTCATTGTTGTGTTTTCGCACTTTTGCTTTTTAGTCTTTTTTTGACGTATAAGTTTGATGAGTGCGTCAATACCTCCTTTATCGCCATTATTCATAGAGTCGATTTCATCCATAAGGATTGCGATTTTACGTTTTTTTCGTTTCATAAGATCAAGAACATTACAGTTTGAAATATGATTACTATCAATATTTGAAAATAGGCTCTTATTTCTTACGTCACCAGCGTCATATGTAATGATATCATAGTCCATTTCTTTTAAAATGGTAGTGACAAAATGAGTTTTTCCTGAACCAGGCGATCCATAGACGTACAAACCTTTTTTAGCGTTTAAATTTGGATTAAAATTAATTAGTATATCTATTATATCGTTTTTAATGTGGCTTCGCTCTAGATCATCATTTAGATTATTCCAATCGTACCTTTTCATTATAACTACTTATAATAGTAGTAATAATATTTATATGACTTTGAACGAATTCAATGAGTTTGATTGAACTTTTGAATTCATATTTTAGAGTAATAATCAAGTAATGATTCATTTTCTTCAATGTTATTTATATTTTTTTCGTTTTCAGTTTGTTTTTCAAAACCCAGACGATCAAATAAAATATCGCAGTTAAAAGTTTGCATGTCAATGATATTATTAGTTGAATCAACGAATGAACTAGTTTTATTCTCATCTATAATTTTCATTATTTCTTCGCCTAATTTTTGCCTACTTCCATGAACAACACAATGTATATCTTTTTTATTCATTAATGATACAATGCGAAACATTTTTTTTGGAGTTATGTCTTTTTTTTTCATAGAAAGATACAATAAATAAGCGTTTGATATTCCCTGTAAAAAAACATTCGATTCTACAGCGTATATTTTTTGTATTGTATCATCTTCTAGTTTATTTGGAGATAGAGTATTATTCTTCAAATATTTAACAGTTTCTACCAGTGACTGAATATTTTTAATTTCATTGTCATTTGAATGACCATCTACTTTATTCACTCCTTCACAATAAGTTCTACGAGACGAATGCTTTTTTAGCGGTTTCGATACTTTATTTTTTTTAGATTTCATTCTATAATGCGTCTTATTATAATATAGATATATATTGATGAGATAACTTAATACAAATACTCGTTGTTTATTTTACTAAAGCGGAGTTTTTTCTTCAACGATTTTTTTTTATTTTGTTTTTTAGGTTTTCTAATTCTCTTTTCACTTTTTGAAGAAGATAGTATAGATATTTGTTTTGCAGTTTTATTCGTGGCACTTTTACTAGTGGCACTTTTACTGGTGGCACTTTTACTAATGGCACTTTTACTGGTTTCTTCCTCTTTTGCAATGGTTTCCTTTTTTGTTTTTCCTTTTTTTTTTTCAGCTGATTTCTCACTTGGATTATATTTCAAAAACCATGAATCCCATTCTTTTCCATTTCTTTTTTTCTTCAACCTTCTAAATGCTTCAGACTTTTCTGCACGTATGCTTTCTAAAGTTGGTTGTGTTCCATAACAACTCAAACTAAATCTTTTTAATAGTCCTTGTTGAGAGAGCCGATTGTTTTGTTCAACATCAAATAAAAATTTGCACATGCACAATAGACGATCTCTATATTGGCTATAATAACTATGATCAGTGTATAAAAATGCTAAATAAAAACTGAGAATTGTATCTATTGTTGCTACGCGAATTTTGTTTCCTTCTATATGAATTTCATTGTAATTATGACATCCAATTGGTTCATAAACGAATGCTAATGTTTCGTCATCTACTAAAATTTCGTAATGTTCTGGAACAACTTCACCAATTGCTTCATGTTTCATTATTTTTGCTCCATCATACCCTTCGTCCTTTAATTTTTGCTCTACCATAGTAGCACATAATTCAGCATTTTCACACAAAACATCAAAATCAGGAATTGTTTTTAACATTCTACGTCTTTCATAAGGCATATATCGAGCATACAAACTACTTGCGTAACCACCAAAGAATATAACTTTTTGTTTCAAGAATGAATCTCGAACAATATAGTAAAGTTTTGATGAATTTTCTTCTGAAGAACTTTCCATAGATCTCTGGAAATCAATACTTGAACATTGATCTACTTTTAAGGGATGATATTTATTCAGTAATGTTAGGCGTTTTAATACTTTTTCCCAACGTGAAACGTCTCCATTTGGTCTTGATAATTCTAGAAACATTCCCATACGTAAAAAGTTTGGAGGTGCATAAAGGATTCCATCTATTTCGATAGAATCTTTTGCTAAAGATTCAAATAAATCTTTATGTAGCAAAGTAATATCTGCCATAGGAATGAAATTCACATAAACTTTGTATGTACCATAATGAACACCTGATTTAGCTTCTACATCGGCATATCCATTTTGATAAAAAATATCTGATAATTCTTTTGCATCTTCAATTGGATTAGTTGAATAGAAATCATAGTCTGGAATTTCAATATCACGATCATAGAATTGTACTTCTTTAGGCAAAATATTGTTTATGGCAGTACCTCCATAGCAAATCGATTTTTTATTTTTTATAAATTCTTCTACAATTTCAATCATTTTACGAACTTCTTCACTATTTACAATGTCTTTTTTTGAAGAATTTTCTATTTCGTCAATTGCTTGACGTAAAATAGCTAATTCACAATCCTGAAATTTCATAGTATCGTCACATGGTGGATTGGGAAATTTTCTTTTGTAGTCACGTTTATTTTTAGGATTTCTACGACCGTAAGGTGATCTCATTTTACTGAGCTTATTCTAATATATTGAGAGATATTAAAAAAGGAACGAGTTTTTCCCCTTAAATCCCATCATATGGTACAAATGATATTACAGTAGAAATATATAGAGATTTTCTATGTATTTATTTATATGAAATACATTGTAATTACAGGCGGTGTTATTTCTGGATTAGGGAAAGGTATCACCGCTTCTTCAATTGGTCTTCTATTGAAGCAATGTAATTATTCTGTAACCGCTATAAAAATAGATCCATATTTAAATATTGATGCAGGTACAATGTCACCATATGAGCATGGTGAAGTTTATGTATTAGAAGACGGCACTGAAACAGATTTAGATTTGGGTAATTATGAACGTTTTTTGAATATTACTTTGCAAAAAAGTCATAATATTACAAGTGGTAGAGTATTCCAACAAGTTATAGACAATGAACGTAAAGGAGAATATATAGGTCAAACAGTACAATTTATTCCTCATGTCACAAATATGATTTCTAGTATGATTGAAAAAGCAGCACAAATTCAAGTATCTAATACACCACCTGATATTTGTATTGTTGAATTAGGTGGAACAATCGGTGACATGGAAAGTATGCATTTTGTGGAAGCTCTTCGACAAATGAAAAACAAAGAACCAGACGATTTCTGTTTTGTTCATGTATCATTGATAATAGGAGACGAGGAAAAAACAAAACCGACTCAACATGGAATTCAAGAAATTCGAAAATTAGGTATAAATCCAGATATATTGGCATTAAGATCGCAACAAATGATATCGGAAAAAACACGTAAAAAAATAAATATGCATTGTCAAGTGCCCATTACCAATATTATGGTAAATACAAATGTAGATCATATATATCAAGTACCAGATTTGTTACACAAACAGGGTATTATACAAGCTATTGAAAAAACTCTGAAAATATCGTCAATCAATAATAACGTGTTTTATTATGTCCCTCAGGGAGAATTTGTAAATATTGCCATAGTCGGTAAATATACGGAAAATAAAGATACATATTTATCTATTCATAGATCATTGGAACACGCTGCATTTAAACTTAAAAAACAAGTAAAAATACATTATATATCTTGTGAAAATATAAATGATTTGGAATATTATGATGGTATTATTATTCCAGGAGGATTTGGACAACGAGGAATAGAAGGTATGATATCTACTGCATCCTATTGTCGTATAAACAATAAGCCAGTACTCGGAATATGTCTTGGTATGCAAATAATGTGTATTGAAGCAGCTCGTAATCAAACATTATTAGAAGGATGTTCTAGTACAGAATTCAATTCTTCTCTCAATCCTTCTGAACAAGTTGTCATTTCCATAGAAGAATTAGATAAAACAAAAATGGGAGGGTCTATGAAACTGGGATCCAAATGCACACAACTTGTAGGAGATAAAATACGTGAAATATATAATGGACAAAACGAAATTTACGAGCGTCACCGCCATCGCTATGAAATAAATCCAAAATTCATATCAATACTAGAACTAAATGGCATCAGTATAGTTGGAAAGGACGAAGAAAAAAAATGCGTACATATTGTACAAGATACGAACAAATCGTTTTATATTGGGTGTCAGTATCATCCTGAATATAAATCAAGTCTTGATGTTCCACCACCACTTTTTATGGAATTTTTAAAGTGTATAGAATAATAATTTATACGTACATGGCCAACATACTCTGGTTCATGGGATCATCCGTCTTGACTAGAGTATCAACATGTTTGCTGCTTACCGTAAATGGAAATGTCACGTCAATATCAATATCGCTTTTAAACAATTCTTCATCCTTCTTAACTAATCTAAACAAATTCAACTTGGTATGAATTATTTCTAAACATCTCTTGAGGTTTCTCACTCCTTGCTCTTCTTTGCAAAAATCCTTATTGCCAATAATATACTGTAAAACATTGTCAGGAATGACAACGTCTTCTTCTTGAAAATTCACCTGCTCACGAATCTTTGGTAAAAGATGTTTTCGTGCAATGATGATCTTCTCCTTCATTTCATATCCTTTTGTCTGTATTCTGTACATGCGATCTTTAAGAATCGGATTGATTTTAGATTCGTCGTTGTAAGAGAATATGAACAAGCATTTGCTGAGGTCAAAATGAACTTCTGAAAAGTATTTATCATGGAATTCACTATTTTGACTAGTGTCCGTCAAATGTGTCAAAATACTCGTGATTTCTTCACCTTTAGGTGTATCGCTGATTTTATCCAATTCATCAAAGTAGATCACTGGATTCATGCATTTACTGTCCATTAGTATAGATACTATTTTTCCCCATGCACTTCCTTCATATGTATAGGAATGACCTTCTAAAAAGCTTGAATCACTGGTTCCGCCTAGTGCAATAAAAGCAAACTCTCGTCCAAGAATCTTGCTAATACCATCTTTTACGAGCGTGGTCTTACCTGTTCCTGGAGGACCTTTAATTGCAATTGCAGTTCCCATTGCAGATGGATTACTAATCCACTGTCCAACCATTTGGAGTATTTGGAGTTTTGCGTCATTTAGACCATATGTACAATTATCCAGTTGCTCTTTTGCTGTTCTTAAAAATCGATTACTTGCTTCAACTCCATCTTGTAGTGTCACAGAGAGATTTTTGTAAATGCCATAAGGAACACGCATAAATCCATCCACCCAATTCTTCATCTTGTAATATTCAGAATCACTGGGTTCCATAGATTTCAACACATTTAGTTTCTGTAAAGCAACAGCCTTGAACTTTGGTGGAATATCTGATTCGAGTAGAGCCAATCTATAAGGCTTGTCTGTATTGCTAAATGCATTTATTTCTTTCAGATCCTTCATAACTCTCATCTGCTCTTTATGCGAAAGTTTCTTTTTGAAATACGACATTTCATTTGTATTTTTCTTATCTTTTGGGTCTTCATGGACAAGCTTATAGTAGGCTTTAGTGTTTTTATTACGTTCTTTCTTTACCAAATCTGCAATCGACTTTTTACATTCCTTTACTGCATTTCTAATGATCTTGTTATTGGGTTTCTCAGCTAATTGCTTAGTGAGGTCATTACGTAGTTTAACTAGCTCAGAGTATTGCTCTTCTACACTAGGACCAGTTATCTCTTCTTTATCATAGTCTTGTTTCTTGTTTTTCTTTGAATCGTTCTTTTTACCTTTTTTATGAGATCTTTTCGATTTTGCAGTGGTATTAGGGCTTGCATCAGGTGTTTCTGGTATTTTGTTGATGGTGAATGACTCCTTCATAAACATTTCTTCGTCATCACTGTCGCATTTTTCATTTTTATCTTCCTTCATCATTTGTTTATAGTCTGTTTCGTCATTGCGTATTGCACCAAGACCATCAAATGATAAAATGATTCCTGGACCGGCAATCTCAGTTTGTTCCAAATCATCTCCATCAAAGTCTTCGTCGTATTCTTCATCATATTCTTCTTCACTATCTTCATGCCTCTTTTTCTTATTGGATTTCTTACTGCTTTTAAGAGCAGTTTTTGTATCTTTTTTATTCTTATCCTTTTTGCTTTTTTTATCCTTCTTATTAGAAGATTTCTTTTTAGCTGATCTTTTTTCTTGTTCCTCCTCTTCAGCCATTTCCATTGCTTTTTTCTGTAAAACTTTGAATAAGTGACGTTCTAAAAGTTCTTCTTCATTTTCATCTTGTTTCTTAGATTTACTTCGAAGATTATGCTTGCTTTTTCTTTTTGGAGATTCTTTTTCACTTTCATCCTCATCTTCATCTTCATCTTCATCTTCATCTTCATCTTCATCCTCATCTTCATCTTCATCGTCATCCTCATCTTCATCTTCATCTTCATCCTCATCCTCATCTTCATCCTCATCTTCATCGTCGTCACTGTTATGTGCTTCAGAATCAGAAGAAGCCTCGTCTTCACTTACCGTTTCGTATTCGTCAGAGTAGAATAATTCGTCATCTTCATCCGAATCATTCTCAATGCGACGCTTATGAAGTTCCTTCTTCTGCATTTTTCCCTTATTCTCTTTCTTATCTTCCTTCTTAGTTGAAATAAATTTCATTGTTTGATCGATTGTTAATGAATGTATGAGTGTGAATATATGTATATTGATTCTGTCAAAATACATATTCAATTTTGCGTTTTTTCAAAACAATACCAGAAAACGGATGAAAAACTCAGCCATATACACAGGAATCTCTCTATCAATAAGAGTCGTTCATGCGTGAGAATTTTGTTTTTTCATTGTATGGAATAATTTTTCATAAAGCAAAAACCTTTTTGACAAGTGGTATATTTTCATTTATTTTATTTTTTTGTCAACGTGGTTGACAAATTTTTCATTTATTTATTTTATTTTTTGTCAAGTTTATTATTTATTTTTGTTAAAGTTGTTGACAAAATTTTTATGTATTTATTTTATTTTTTTGTCAACGTG